ATTTCGTTCAAGAGTTTTGGGGTGAGATAATCCAAGAGACTCCTGTTTGGAATTGGCACATTGAATTAATGTGTGACGAACTACAAATCATTTCGGAAAGAGTCTTTAAGAACTTACCAAGGCTTTATGATCTAATCTTTAATCTGCCACCCGGACAATCTAAGTCAACAGTTTGTTCTGTGATGCATAGTCCTTGGACATGGACCAGGATGCCATCGGCAAGAACATTAGGTGGTAGTTACTCAGGCACGTTGGCTGGTAACCTTGCTAGATTAAATCGCAAGCTTATACGTAGTGACAAGTATAAAAGAGTCTTTCCAGAATTGAGACTTGCGAAAGATCAACAAGCAAAAACGCACTTTGAAAACACAAAAGGTGGATCACGATATAGCTTTGGTATGGATGGAACAGTCATGGGATTCCATGCACACTTTATCGCGGTTGATGATCCGTTGAATCCAAGAGAAGCTGTTAGCAAGATTAAATTAGATAAAGCTAACAGTGTGATGTCGGAGACATTGTTTACACGTAAGGTTGATAAGCTATTAACTCCAACTTGGCTTATTATGCAACGGCTTCATCAGAATGATTGCACACAACACATGCTTGACAATTATGAATCAGTCAGACAAATTTGTTTGCCTGATAAAGTTGAGAACGATGTCAAGCCAGAGTGCCTGAAAGAACGTTATATCAACGGATACTTAGACCCTGTTAGATTATCAGAAGAGGTTTTAAAATCTAATAGGAAAACGCTTGGCATCTTTGCTTATGCTGGTCAGTTTGAACAACGACCTGTGCCTCGTGGTGGAGCAATGTTCAAACCAGGCCGAATGATTACTGATACACGACCGGCTGCGAATTACTTTCAGAAAATCATACGATACTGGGACAAAGCAGGAACACAAGGTGACGGATGCTACACTGCTGGCTGCGAGATGGGATGGCATAAAGACGGTAGTATCTGGATTCTTGATATCGTTCGTGGTCAATGGTCAATGGACGAGCGTGAAAGAACAATAAAACAAACCGCTAAGAACGATGATCATTCAACAGAGATATGGGTAGAGCAAGAACCAGGAAGTGGTGGAAAAGATCAAGCATTATACACTGTCAAAAACCTTATAGGTTTCTCGATTAAAGTCGACAAGGTTGGTGGGGGGGATGGAAATAAAATAGTTAGAGCTGGGCCGTTCGCAGATCAAGTAAATAGTTGCAACGTGTTTATGGTCAAAGCGAATTGGAACAAAGATTATGTCGATGAATTAGCATTCTTTCCTTCATCTAAATATAAAGATCAAGTTGACTGTTCCTCTGGTGCATTCAACAAATTAAGTATAGGTGAAATTGAAGTGGGCACGTTATGAGTAAATCTTCAGAAACAAGAGCAACAAATAAAAAAGCTGAATATATGCTCACTAATAAGATGCTACAAAATGCTTTTATTTTGCGTCAAAGTATTCTTTCAGAAATTAGTAGTGACGATACACGTAATATCGACGAAGAGTGTGGATATCCTACTACTCTCAGTATCGCAGATTATCAGAAAGTTTATAATCGCAACGGCATAGGGACACGAGTCGTTAATTTATGGCCTGAAGAATGTTGGAGTGTGCTACCAAAGATCACTGAAGATGAGGAGGCTGAAGACACCGAATTTGAAAAGGCTCTTGATGAGATTGAGAAAGAATTTCAACTGAACAACGTTTGGTATCGTCTCGATGTGTTAAGTGGGATCGGTAGATTTGGAGCATTGTTGATCGGTGTCACTGATGGTAAGAAACTCAATGAACCTATTGATGGAGTTGATTTAAAAACAGGTAAAATCAAAACTCCATTGAAACTCAAATTAGCATATATTAAGCCACTAAGTGAGAATGCTTTAATTGTAAAGAAAAGCGTAACAGACCAGACCAGTCCAAGGTTTGGACAACCTGAAATGTATGCTCTAAGTGACATTGAGATTGGTGATGGATTAACATCTACTGAGGTTGGTGTACATTGGACTCGTGTTATTCATATCACTGACAACAAAGGAGTGAGTGACACCTATGGTGTCCCTAGACTTCAGCCTGTATATAATTATGTTGTTGATTGTAAAAAGCTTTTAGGATCAAGTGCAGAGATGTTTTGGAAAGGTGGATTTCCCGGCATTGCATTTGAGGTTGATAAAGAACGAACTACTAAACTAACGACTGATGAGAAGACGGCATTAAGATCCGAGTTCACTGATTATTCTAATCATTTGCAAAGATTCATGGCATTGGTTGGTGTTACTGCTAAGACTCTAGAGGTGAACATTGAATCTCCTGCAGAGTTCTTTTTGGTTCAGCTCAAGGCTATTGGAATTGCACTCAATGTTCCATACCGAAAGTTTCTTGGTACTGAAGAATCAAAACTTGCTGGTGCTGATGACAGTAAAGATCTGAATCGACGAATCACAAGACGACAAAACGGGCATGTCACTTCAAGCATAGTTAGAGCTACAATTGATCGATTCATTGGGTTAGGGATTCTACCAGAACCTAAAAATAAAACATATGAAGTCACTTGGCCATCACTTGAAGAACTTGACCCGAAGATTCAAGCCGAGATTGCTAAGTCAATCACCGAAGCGATTGCTAAATACATGACTTCAGGTGCAGATACACTCATTGAGCCAATGTCCTTCTTGACTAAGGTATTAAATTTCACTGATGAAGAAGCTGAAGCTATAACGAACGAAACTGATTCCTTTGTTGACGACCAAATCGATGAAGGTAAATTGCAAAAAGTTTTAGAAGACGACAAACTAAGTGACGACAAAACAAATGAGTAAAGGCGAACTCAATGAAAGTGTGTTTGATAGACGCGGATTCAAAGATTCCGAATATTCCATTAATGAAACTTTCAACATACCACAAACAACGTGGAGACGAAGTAGAACTATTCAAAGCTAAATTGCCATATTTTCCGAGTAGAAAGAAAAAGGATTTCTACGCTCCAGAGGGTTTCGATAAGTATTATTGCAGTACGGTATTTACTGGAAACGTTGGGCATATACATGGTGACAATATTGAATTTGGTGGGACTGGGTTTTCATTAAATAAAGATTTATCAGAAGAAGTTAATAAGTGTGAGAAGGATTATTCAATATACCCAAACGGTAGATATGCACTTGGATTTTTAACTCGTGGATGTATTCGTAATTGCTCTTTTTGCTTTGTACCAAAGAAAGAAGGGATGATAAGACTTGATGAAAGTATTGATGAAATAATTAATCCAAATTTTAAACAAGTGATGTTCTTGGATAATAATTTCCTGGCTCATGCAGATCATAAGCATATTATGCGAGAGTTGATCAGTCGAAAGATCAGTTGTAGGTTTAACCAAGGTTTAGACATACGATTAATAGATGAAGAGAATTCTGATTTACTACGACGTTTGCATACATGGAATAGATCAATTTTTGCATTTGATGATTGGTCATACTTACCACTAATAGAGAAAAAATGGCCTTTGCTTTCTTGGGGTCACGCAGATACTAAGGGTACTCAACAAAGTGTATTCGTTTTCTTTGCTTATGTTAATGCTGACATGGAAATCAGTAACATTGTAAACAGGCTTAATTGGTTATATGAGCACAAAGTATTTCCATATGTAATGCGTGACATTAATTGTTGGGGCTCAGAGAACGAAGATTTTTATGCTGATTTATGTGGATGGTGTAATGCATACAGAATGTATTGTTTCCCTGGTCAGAATTTTAGAGAGTATTTAGAAATGTACGGAACTTCGACTAAGAGAATTCTTCGCAGTGAATTCTTATACTATGGTAAAAATGAAATCGATGTTAGTATTGCCGATTGGCGACGACGATGCCCAGCCTAAAACGTGATCCAAGTAGAACAACGATCTTACGGCGAAGATTCGTTGCGGATATGACACGTCGGTTCAAAAAGCTTAGTAAAGAAATCTGGGCTTTGGTAGTAACTGATGATGTGTTTGGCTTAGAAATAGCGGTTCCTTTAAAACTTAATAGACAAGACGACGGGATGTTAGCTAACCGACAAGAATGGCGATTTCGGAACGATGGGGAAAAGATTCAAGAGTTTCAGAAGTGGCTTAGTAAAGAAGTCAATTTAGGAATTTTAACTACTGATGGTCTTGGTGATTCATGGACTAATAACTACGTGGGACCCTCATACAGGAAAGGGTATGACCGTGGATTCACTGAAGCCAACAGAATGGTAGATTATATCGGAACTAAAGGTCAGTTCCTTAATGATGCCTTCAACCAGCCTGAGACGATTAGCAAAGTTCAGTCTATTTATACTAGAACGTTCTCAGAGCTTAAGGGTATCACTGCAGCAATGGACCAACAAATGAGTCGTATTCTTGCTGATGGCTTAACAGCAGGTGAAGGTCCAGCGGTTCTTGCACGTAAGTTGCAAAAGAATATTTCTAAAATCACAAAGACACGAGCTTGGGTCTTAGCTCGTACTGAAGTGATTCGAGCTCATGCAGAGGGTCAATTAGATTCGTTCGGCAGGCTCGGTATTGAAGAAGTTGATGCAATGGTAGAATGGTCGACGGCTGGTGATGATCGAGTGTGTGCTAGATGCCTTAGTTTAGGTGCGACGACATACACAATTAAAAAGGCTCATGGCTTAATTCCCGAACATCCAAATTGTCGTTGTGCATGGATACCTGTTTCACCAAAAATAAAGAGAAAGAAATAACATGGCAAAGAAACTAAAAACCAAAAATAACGTCCAACGAATAACTGCAAATTTCACGGGTACTACGCGCTTTGACACAATGGAAGGCAAGCAGTTTCTTGTCGCTCCAATGGTCATGCTCACTGAAGGAGTGCATACTGGTAGTGGGGGGGCATTGTACTACTCTAAGAATGAATTGAACGATTGCCCACAAGCATGGAATCACAAGCCCGTTGTTGTGTATCATCCTGAGGCTAATGGACAAGGTGTTTCTGCATGTGATCCGATTATTCTGTCTAACAGAAAAGTCGGTGTGATTATGAATGCCAAGACTGAAGAGATTACAATCAACGAAATAAAAGTAGATGCGTTGAAAGCTGAAGCGTGGTTAGAACCAGACCGAATGAACCAAGTCGATGAACGGATTGCCGAGGCCATTGAATCAAACACAATGATGGAACTTTCAACAGGTCTTTTCACGCACACTAAAAACGAAGAAGGTGAATGGAACGGTGAAGCCTATGAAGGTATTGCTACAGACTTCAGACCAGACCATTTAGCTCTACTTCCAGATTTGAAAGGAGCATGTAGTATTGAAGATGGTGCAGGTTTTTTGAGAAATCAGGTAGTGCTGAAAGCAAGACCAGAGATTGTTCACATAGTCGATAACGCAATGAGCCACGGCAATATCCGTTCATTACTTAACTCATGGTTGTGGGAAAAGAAACCTGATGCATGGACTGAATCTGTGTACGATGATTTCTTTATTTACGAATTATCTGGCAAGTTTTATTCATTGAATTATACGCTCGAAGATAACGTTGTGACTATTGACGGTATCCAAGGTGAGACTGAAGTTGTTCGCGTAACTGAATTCCGGACTAAGTCTGGTGAGTTTGTTGGTAATAACCGAAAGGAATCCACTATGGATAAAAAGAAAGTTGTACAGTCTATCATTGCTTCGAACAGCAATAGTTGGGCTGAAAAAGACAAAGAGACATTGATGGCATTGGGTGAGGAAGTCATTACTAAAATGCAAGAGAGTGAAACTCTTGCAGGTGACGCCGCTGTTGAGAACGCTGTAAAGCTGGCGGCAGACAAGATCGAATTGGATGATAAGAAGAAAGCAGATGATGAAGCTGAAGCAATCGCTAATGCTGATAAGACAGATGACAAACCAAAGACAGCGAAGCAATGGCTGAAAGATGCTCCTCCTGAGATTGCGGCTATTGTGAATGGTGCGATGAAGCAGACAGCTTCTTTGAAAGTTGCGTTGATCGAACGCATTACTTCCAATGATAGTAATGTCTTTACAAAAGATCAATTGAATACAATGGAAATTGATACCCTCAGAGGCATCGCGTCACTGGCTGTCAACACTATTGAAGATGAAGAGTCGGATCTTGAGGTTGACTTTGCAGCTCTTGGGCTTCATGAGAATGCTGAACAAAGTGACATGCCTGAACCAATGCTTCCTCCTACAGTTATGAGTGAAGCTAAAGAATAACACGTAAACACAAAGAATAAAGATCGAAAGGAATATACATGGCTGCTAAAAGAATCCATGCCAAAGGGCCTTTTCAATATGAGGAATATGTCAACACGGTGGCATTGCTACCAGGTAATCTTGTGGAATTGGACTCAGATGGTGCAATTCAAAAGCACTCTACTGCGTGGGGTCGTGCTGAACTGATGTTCGTGCAAGAAAACGCTCTGATAGGTAATGGTGTTGATACCGTGATTACTTCTGGTGAAGTGACACCTGTAATTATGCCGAACATTGGATCGAAAGTATATGCACTGCTCGCAGACGGAGAAACAGTTGTCGTTGGTGATTTACTAGGTAGTGACGGTGACGGTAATTTGCAGAAATTTGATGAGGATAGTGCCGGGACTGATGATTTTTGTGTTGCTGAAGCAATGGAAGATAAAGACCTTGCTGCTGATTCGCTGTCAACGGCTCAACTTGTCTTGGTCCGCGCTCACCGCAATTAAGAGTAATCGCTTACAAACTTTGAAAGGTTAAACATGAAACTGTTGCAAAAATATATGTCCAATGGATCAATCCAGCGGATTAAGGGTGGAGCGATGGGTGGCGATCCTGCTGATCGTTTGATTGATGCGAATGGAGATGTTGGCGTACTTCGTCCGTTTAAGCATACCGACGGAAATTCGTACATCACGCATACATCTCCACAGGGTAGGATTGAAACGCAGATGTTGACAAATACAACTGCGACTATGCGTAAAGATGATTGGAAAATCATGGATGATGCAGTTACGAAAGCTGCAACGAAACGTCTTAAATTGGTCTCAATACTTCGAAGGGCCGAACTCACTTTTACGATTCCTCAAGGAATGGGCAAGACTATTCTTGAGACAGAAACCCAAGGTGAAGTCAACGACGCGATCATCAGTATGGATGGTGTTCGTGAAGGTGACAATGATCGTCCAGAGTTCGAACCAAGTTCTCTCCCTATGCCGATCACGCATAAGGATTTTCAGTTCAGTGCTCGTCAAATCATTGTATCTCGCAATGGTGGATCACCTCTTGATACTACCACAATGGAATTGTCTGGTGAAAAAGTTGCTGAGTCTGTTGAGAAGCTGTCCCTTGGACGTATCGACACCTATACCTATGGTGGAGGAAGTGTCTATGGTTTGTTGAATTATCCTCAACGTATGACCAGAACCATTACATCACCTACCGCTGCTGGTTGGACTGGTACAACGTTCTTGACTGACGTCATGCAAATGAGATTGCAAAGCACTGACACTGGTCTTCACTTTGGTCCTTGGACTTTGTTTGTCGCTCCGAATTGGGATCTATATCTTGATGGTGATTTCAAGGCTGCTAGTGATCGCACCTTGAGAGAAAGAGTCAAGGCAGTTAATGGTATCTCTGATATTGT